ATGGGCCACAACGTCGCCCGGAATCTCACGGAAGCGCCCCCCATCAGGGGGCATTTCCGGGGCATCATTTCGGGCATTTGGGGGCATTCGATGTTAACCGATGCACAGTGCCGAAAGGCCCGCTCGCAGGACCGGGATTACAAGCTCTCGGACGGTGGAGGGCTATACCTCTTCGTGACCGCGCAAGGCTATCGTTCCTGGCGCATGAAGTACCGTTTTGCGCTCAAGGAGCGCAGACTGGTCTTCGGACCATATCCAGAGGTTTCGCTGGCCGAGGCTCGGCGCCGGCGGGACGAGGCGCGGGCGCAACTTCGCGACGGGCTGGATCCGGGCCTTGTGCGGAAGCAGCGGGCGGCAGCTTCGGTGCTGGCCGAGGCGAACTCCTTCGAGTTGATCGCGCGGCGCTGGCATTCCACGCAGTTGCCGCGCTGGGTTCCGGTGCATGCGGCCGACGTGATCGAGAGCCTCGAGCAGCACGTCTTCCCGGAGATCGGGCGGTTGCCCATCACCGCGATCACCGCGCCAATGGTGCTCAAGATCGTGCGGACTATCGAGGCGCGGCCCGCGATCGAGACAGCGCGACGCGTTCGCCAACGGATTTCGGCCATCTTTTCGTTCGCGATCGCCAACGGGATTGCTGTGGCGGATCCCGCGGCGCCGATCCGCGGGGCGATGGCTCCGCTAATCAAGCGGCGACAACCGGCGCTCCGCAGCCTGGATCAGGCGAGGGCATTGCTCGAGGCCGTCGAATCGGCCCCGGCACATCCAACGACCAAACTTGCTTCGCGCCTTCTGGCGCTGACCGCCGTTCGGCCGGGCGTGCTCCGCAGCACCCCCTGGCACGAAATGCCGAATCCGAAAGCCTCGGAGCCGGTCTGGCAGATCCCTGCCGAACGGATGAAGCTGGTGGTCGAACGGAAGTCGGACGCGGCTTTCGATTTCCTCGTCCCGCTGTCGCGACAGGCACTGGAGGTGATCGAGGCGGCGCGCGATCTCAACGGTCGCTGCCCCTATGTCTTCCCGAACACGCGGCATGCCCATCGACCGATGAGCGAGAATGCCATCGGCTACATGTACAACCGCCTGCCCGACGTCCGCGGCAGGCACGTGCCCCATGGGTGGCGCGCGACTTTCTCCACGATCATGAACGAACGGGCGATCGAGCAGCAGAACGCCGGCGATCGCGCCGTCATCGATCTGATGCTCGCGCACGTGCCGCCTGGCGTCGAGGGCCTGTACAATCGCGCCGCCTATCTGCCGCGCCGGCGCGAGCTCGCCCAGGAATGGGCGGACATGCTGCTCGACGGCTTTCCGCCGGCGAGCGACCTGTTGGAAGGGCCGCGCCGCTAGGGCGCGCCGCTGTGCAGGAGGCTCGGTCGTGACCGACGCCTCCACCATGCGCGACGGCGCCCGCTCCTTCGGCGAGATCCTGACCGGCAGGTTGCAGAAACAGCGCCGAACCCATCAACCGGTTCGGCGCAACAGCTATAATGTCGGCGAACGCGAAGGACGCTTCTGGCGGCCGGTCAACCCGCGCGAGATCGCCGCGCGCATGCGCGCGGCCGAGCAGTTCAACCTGAGCGGCAAGAAGGCCGGCAAGCGCAACGGGCCGTTAGGCCACATCGGCCTTGAGGTGCTGCGGGAGCTCTATCGGCTGGTCTGTTACAAGACCGGGCGCCTGGACCCGTCGATTGAGACGTTGATGACGCGGATCAAACGATCGCGCGCCGCTGTCGTACGCGCGCTGGCCGCGTTGAAGGAGCATGGCTTCCTCGAGTGGATCCGACGAACCGAGCCGACCGACAATGAAGGTCGCGGGCCGCAGGTCCGCCAGATCTCCAACGCCTATCGATTCGGTCTGCCGAAGGTGGCCGCGCAGCTGGTCGCCCGGCTGGTCCACCGCGGTCCCGTGCCTGACGACTTTGCACATCGCCGCGAATCGGAGGCGGCCGAGCTGGCAGAGATGATCGCCAGGCTACCCGAGGCGGAGCGGCTGCGCGCGACCATCTCTGATCCGTCCCTCGCGGAGGCCCTTATCCGCCTGGGCCAATCACTTGGCACGAACGCGAGTTCACTAAACGGTCAGAATCCTGCCTGAAGTCTAAAACATAAAAGGACGGCCTACGGCCGGCGCAGATCTGATCGACAGAGCCTCGCTCACAGGCCGCAACATCATCCAAAGCTTGGATGGTGGCCCCAGGGGCACGCCGCTCACGCGGCGCGAGTGCTCCCCGGCGGGAGCATGCGGGTTGCCGAAGCGCGAAACGTCAACCTTCAGCACCGCTTGGTAATCCGTAACCGCAGTTATGAGGCAGTCAGCTCGCCTCGGCATCCGATGGCTTAACCAGAGAGCCAATTCACAAGGCGCTCCATGGCACGGTGCCAAAGCCGGATTATCAACGCGCCAACTACGATAAGTGGTGCTCCTAAGAGAATTTCCCGATCCCAGCCCCAACCTAAGCCGAACGCTACGTCGACGAGTGTCGCTGCAAACATTATGCTGGCGCCGATGACTGTCAGCCAGATCGTCAGGCTGGCATGTCGCTTGAACCATTTTTCAAATCGTGCGTCGCTCATGGTGAGACAGTGCATCCGCCAGCCAATGTCCGCAACTGGAGCACGTGATCGATAGCTTTTCCCAACGCAGTGGTCGCTGCACGATCAATCCATCAGCGGTGCAACGTTGGCGCATCAACGTGCATCAAAATGCATGCGGGCTTATCGCTCTCAGCTGCGTGAAGCCTCGGCTATCTGCATCAAAACCGACACGAAAAGCGGGCTGGCGAGGCGCGGGGGCAAGCGCGGCGCTCAGGATGAAATGGCGCAAGGCTCCGCACGCGACCTCATCCTCACTCCGCTGATGAGCAACTCGTAGGCCAGAGGCGCAACGCCTGTTGCTCACCGCGCCAGGAGTTTACAGCGCTCGCTGCTAAGTCGCGTTGAGGTCATCGCTTGGACCATCATCGCAAAGGGCTCTGATCCGCTGCCTCTGCTGTCGCACGATCCGGGATCTGTGCTCATAGGTGTTATGATGCCGGCCAATCCGGCCGCTGGCGACCAGATCGCTGAGTTCCAATTCCATGCGCAAACAGTGCGCTTGGAGCAAGGCAAGGTCAGCATCGGTGCACTCGGCACGGGCATCCCCTGACAGTGATGTGCTTCGATGTGAAACGTCCTGCTCGCGCCCTCGTACCCGCCTCCGGGCTTCGAAGTCGTGCGCCGCACGTTTCGGAAACTCCGTTTCGTCAATGAGGGAGCGAACATCACGCGCCTCGTCCTCATGAGCGTGTCTCAAAATGCTGTCGCCGGCTGCTTCCGCCCTCATTATCGCGCTCTGCTCCTCGAACAGCAGCCGATTGAGATCCGGATCTGACGCCTCGATCACTTTCGCCGATCTATCGTCGCTGGTTTTCAGAAGGCTGATCAATGGACGTCTCCTACTTTCAGCGGGAGCACAACGCATCTCTCAGCCGCGCCTACGCTGACAGGAGGGGCGCGATAGCTGACATATAGGAACACGCTGGGACTTTACGAGGTCCGGCAGGCGGCGCGCGCCGACCCTCCTGTCTGATCAAGTCAATATCGCACCGGCACGATGCGAATCCGGTCGATCGCGGTGGCACTTGCATTCAGTCGCGCGACTGCGGAACTGCGCAACCTTTCCAACAGCAGCGGATCAAATCCCGGCTCGCCCGCGCACATTTCGGCGTCGGTCTCGATCACCAGGATCACGGTGCGGTCCCGACCGTTGATCTCCCACTCATGCCATGTACGCAAAATATGATCTGAGACGTCGTATGGGGTACTCATTGCGCGATGCTCCCGTTGCAAGCGGGAGCACCAGTCAGTCTCTCAGTCGTCAGCAGCTTGCTGGATACGCGCCGACAATGCCCGCTTTTAGGACAATTTGTGCAGCAGGCCACCAGGGATTTGGGCCGGCCGCGCGCGGAGCAGGTGGACGATCGCCGCGCGACACACCGACAAAGGCATTGGCGCTGCACGGGTTCGGCCTTATGCCCCTTTTGGCGTCACTCATGCTGGGGCGCGACCAGCTAGGATATTGGTGCCAGATTCCCCACACGACGAAACCGTCGCGGATGAGGAAGCGATTAGCAGCATTCGGCAGGTGATTGACGAGGTCAGTGCCGAGCTCGCCCTCATTCGGCAACTGACCGCCGATTGTGATGATCCTGCCCTGTCCGGCGGCTACGCCCACATCGCCGCGCATTGCGAGTTGCTGATCACGGGCTACCTGAATTCGCTGATCGCGCCAGCGCAGGACGAATCCATTTCCACCCTTGAGATAAAGCCGCCAAATGCAGATTGATGCTCCGCCATCCGCAGAGCGCGATTTCTCCACACCGCCTGCAGATGGAAGGGGGCCGCACAGCCCCCTCCCAACTTCACAAAGCAAAGTTCGAAATTAGCAACTCGCCCACCCGCTTCGCGCCGGCCCCGTTCACCGTGGCAATGCTGTAGCTCGTCTCCAGCTCCCGCATGTGAAACCGTTCGAACGTCTCCCGCACGCCGGCGACGTCGTTCAGTGACAGCAGGAAGCGGCCGCGGATCCCCGCCAGCTGCCCGGCCATCCGTTCGAAGTCGTCACGGCTAAAGACGTCCTGGCCGTAATCGGTCTCGCACCCCCAATAGGGCGGATCGAGGTAGAACAGCATGCCGGCGCGATCGTACCGGGCGATGAAGCTGTCGAAGGGAAGCTGCTCGATCGTCACGCCGGCGAGGCGATCATGGATGTCAGCCAGCACAGGCTCGAGCTTCGTCACATTGAACCTCGCCGGCGACGAGTTATCGACGCCATAGGTGCGCCCCTCGATGCGCCCCCCGAACGCGAGGCGCTGCAGGTAGAGGAACCGCGCCGCGCGCTGCAGGTCAGTGAGCCGCGTCGGATCCTGTCCGAGCAGCCGCTGGAATTCCGCCCGGCTCGCCACCCGAAACCGCAGCATGTCGAGCAGGTAGGGATAATGCTCCTGCAGCACGCGGAAGAAGGTGGCGACGTCTCCGGAGATATCGTTGATCACCTCCACCCGCGGCCGCCGGCGCCGGCGGAAGAAAATTCCGCCCATGCCGACGAACGGTTCGGCATAGCCGTCATGCTCCAACCCGTCGATGATCGCGCAAATCCGGCGCGCGAGGTTGCGCTTGCCGCCCTGATAGCCGGCAGCAGGCGCCACCGGCGCGACGGGAACGGTTGACGTAATCATGTTTCGATCTCACTCACGATGAGCCCCGCCCGGTTGCGGGAGCGGGGCGGCCGATGCGGCCGGGCTAGGTCGTGGCGAGTGGCAGCTCGTCGGTTTGCCGGGTGGCCGCCCGGCTTCCCCCGCTCCGCTATCCGCGGGCGGGTGAAGGGCTGGCGATCGGCTGATACGGATCGAAGGCCACCGCCTCCACGCCCAGCCAATCATTGAGTTCAAGGCAACGCGCCATCAACGGCGCGATCTCGCTCACGAAGAACACGTCCGCCGCCTTGCCGACGTCGCCGAAGCCGCCGCTGTTCTGCGGCACCACGCCGAGCAGCTGGGGCGGCACGCGGTGGGCGGCGAGGATGTCATCGCGCGTCACATTCTTGATGCCGAGGAATTCGTCCTTGGCCGCCACCTCGGCGATCGGGATGATCTTCACGCCCTCGGCCTTCCCGTTGGGCGCATGGATGAAGAGGTTGCGGAAATTGCCCGGCCCCTTGCTGTCCTTCAGCGCCTGCCGGATCGCGTCCGCATCCTCGTTATTCATCGTCGGTTCGTTGAGGTAGAACACAAAACCGGCATGGCTGCCGTTGAGATAATAGCGGCGCCGGAACAGCGTGGCATTCTCGTTGAGGAAGGCGCTCTGCAGGCAGGCCAGATATTCCGGCAGGCCATAGATCTCCTGGGCGAGATCCGGCTCCCACAGGTGGAACACGCGGTCGGGCTTGAATTCCTGCTCCTGCTTATAGCCAGGCACCCACCAGTAGCGCCCCGCCTCGATGCCGCGGCGCACGTACAGCGCCGGCGCGTTGACCAGGTTCAACGGCCGCTGCGCCAGGTTGTCGCGGCGCTCGAGATAGCCGTTGCCCATGGTGAGGAAGTTCAGCACCCATTCGCCGAAATTGCGACGATCGAGCCACCGGCTGGGCCGGAAGTGGCGCAGCAGCTGGTTGCGTTTGTAGATGATCGCGCTCGAATGATGCGGCGACACCCGATAGGCTCTGGCGAGGTTCACCGGCGCGATCGGCGGCTCATACCAGCGCCCGTTGTGGTGGCACTCGATGTGGTAGAGCATTTCCCGCCGGTTGATCACCGGCTCCGCGTCACCGAAGGCGAAGGCCTGGATCGCACTGCTCGGCGCCTCTGGCGCGGCCGACATGAGGCGGACGGACATCAATACATCTCCACGGTGGCGCGGTTGTCGGAAGGATCGCCGCCCTCGAGCGGCTCGTTGTCGATCGCGTGCATGATCGCCCAGGCCACGTCGGCATGGCCGGTGTCGCCGGCACGGCTGGCGGTATAGGTCAGCTGGCGCTGGCTGGGCGTCAGCTCGGCGCGGATGCTCATGAAGCTGGCAAGGATATCCTTGTCGCCGGCGTCGAACTGGAAGCGCCGCGCCATGATGACCTGCTTGGCCTTCAGCACCATGCGCGTCTTGACGTGGACGTTGTAGTCGATGCGCTTCGCGGTCGGGAACCGCTTCACCACGATATCCCACACCGCCTTGCCGACGCCGGTGGTGTCGATGCCGATGAAGGTGACGTTGTAGCGCTCGAGCTGTTTCAGGATCAGCGCGGCCTGGCCGTCGAAGCCGAGCCCCTTGATCCGGATCTTCTCGAGCACCCGGAACGGATCGCCCGCTTTCGCCGGCGGCGCGAGGATCGCCAGCGCCGCGCTGTCGCCGGCGGCGCTCTCGTCCGGATCATAACCGATCCACACCTCGCGCTCGCCGAACGGCCGCAGTGCGAACCCGTCATAATCCCGCCATTTGTCGAAGGCGTCGACCGCGCAGGGGCGCATGATCGAGAAGGGAAACATCGACGTGGCGTCGTCGACGAAATTGCACATGTAGAGATTGTCGAACACGGCGGGCGCGTTGCGCCGGCGCAGCTGCTCAAGGTCAAACAGGTCGCATCCGCTCGCCAGCGCATCCTCGATCGTGACGATCTGCCGCCAGATCCCGTCCCCGCCCCGCCGACCATCCTTCAGCGCGGCGTGATAGGTCTCGATCTTCGTCCAGTCCGCCTTCGGCCGGCCTTCGTTGAATTCCTCGCCCGACCATTTCTTGTGCGCCTCGTGCGCCACGGTCGACGGTGTCGAGAAATAGGTTTCGCGGTACCGCTTCTGGCTGGCGACGGCGCTGGCGACGCTGTCGATCTTCCTGAAGCCGTGGACCCAGAAGCACTCGTCGAAATAGAAATTGCCGTGATAGCCCTGGGCGGTGCGATAGTTGGTGCCGAGGAAATAGATCGTCGGCTGTTCCTCGCCCTCCCCGCGGTCGAGCACCAGGCTCTCGCCGGTCAGCTGCACGCCGGTGATCTTGTAGACCCACTCGACGATATAGCCGCGGAACAGGTTCGCCTGGTTGCGCGACGCCGAGAGGAAGATCTGGTTGCGCCCGGTCTCGAGCGCGTCGAGCAGGGCTTCGCGGGCGAAATAATAGGTCGCGCCGATCTGCCGGCTCTTGAGGATGAAGCGCGTCCGCTCGTCGCGCGCCCCCCACCAGGTGCGCTGATAGCCGAACATGCCGGCCTCGAAATCTTCGCGCAGCGCGTCGATCTGTTCTGGCGTCAGGTGGTTCTTGCGTGGCTTCTTCTTCGGCCCCGAATTGCGCGCCTCGATATTGGGGTTGAGGTCGGCCTCGTTGCCGGTCTCGCGATATTTCTGGCACCGGTGCAGCCGCTCGAGCTGGCGGCCGAGGAGGTCGATCTCCTTGAAGTCGTGCGGCGTCTTCTTCTCTTTCGCCACCAGCATCTGGTAGCGAACCTCAACGATATCCTCGCACCGGCGCACCGATGGCGCCTGGTCCCATTTGTCGCGCTGCTTCCAGGATTCGACGGTGGCGCGCTTGAGCTTCAGCTCCTCCGCGATCTGCGTGATCGCCCAGCCGCGCCAATAGAGACTGCGCGCCTCGCGGCGCGCGTCGAAGAAGGTCACATTGTCGTCGGGGCTCCGGAGCATAGGAGCTGACGCTAGTCTGCTTCGCCCTGTGCGGCGGATTCCGCTGTTGTATCAAGCTGGCACACAACAAGCCGCTGTTGTCTCCTATCGTGCTGAGTTTCGCAAAAAATCCCACCTATGTGATGGGAGCGCTTCGCGTACCCGAATAGCTTTCATCAATGCCGTCTTGGTCTGAACATGAACGACAGGCCTTTATTGAAGGCGCCGAGGCGGTGCTGTCTGAGCTGGCCATCTTCGCTGACGCGGCCCACGTTCGTGCTGTCAGCGAATGGGTCCAAAGGGACTTGGCCGAATGGTCGAAGGGCGAGCCACCGCCCCCGCCTTCCGAGTGGCCTCCCGAGAGCGCAGACATCATCGAGCTGAAACCGCGCCGCTAACAGCCATCCCCCGTCGCTGTTGTATCCGCCGCCGACACAACAAGCCCGCGTTGCGACTTTGCCCCCTCTCGGTCCCTTCTGCCCGGCGATCGGCGCCCGCGCGCCACAGAAGCAACCGGAGCCCGCCCGACCATGGCAAAGCAGTCCAAGTTCTTCCGCGTCGCCGTTGAAGGTGCGACCGTCGATGGCCGCAAGATCGAGCGCAGCTGGATCTCCGACATGGCCGCGACCTACAACCGCGCCACCTATGCCGCCCGCGTAAACATGGAGCATATCCGCGGCTTCAGCGCGGATCCGCCGTTCAACGCCTATGGCGACGTCCTGGCCGTGAAGGCCGAGGAGATCGAGCTGGAGCTGGCCGGCAAGAAGGAAAAGAAGCTGGCGCTGTTCGCGCAGATCGAGCCGACCGATGCGCTCGTCCAGCTCAACGGCAAGAAACAGAAGCTCTACACGTCGATCGAGATCCAGCCCGACTTCGCCGGCACCGGCAAGGCCGGCCTGGTCGGCCTCGCGATCACCGACAGCCCCGCCTCGCTCGGCACCGAGATGCTGGAATTCGCTGCCAGCCAGGGCGACAAGTCCCCGCTCGCCGCGCGCAAGCAGAACCCCGGCAATCACTTCTCGGTCGCCGAGGAGATCGAGCTGGTGTTCGAGGATGCGCCTGCGGTCACGCCTTCGGAGAGCGCAGGCCTGTTCGCGGCCGCGACCGAGTTCTTCAAGCAGTTCACCGGCGGAAAGGCGCCGGAGGTGGTCACGCCGCCGGTGCCGGTCGCTCCGCAGGTGCCGGCCAACGACAACGACGCGCGCTTCGCCGCGCTCGGCCAGGCCATGGAAAAGGTGGTTGAGGGCTTCAACGCCTTCAGCATCGAGATCGCCGGCAAGTTCGACGGGCTTTCCACCAAGCTGACGGCGCTCGAGTCGTCGATCGACGACACTCCGGAACGTGGCGGCTCGCAGACGCGCAAGCCCGCCGCCGGCGGCACCAGCTACGCACTCGCCGACTTCTGATCCTCGCAACCGCCCCCTCACCCAGGAGCCCACCCGACCATGCTGAGAAACACCCGCGAAGCCTGGGAGCTTTACACCCAGCGCATTGCCGAGCTGAACGGCACGCGCGACGTCGAGAAGACCTTCGCCGTCGATCCTTCCGTCCAGCAGGTGCTGGAAACCAAGGTGCAGGAATCGAGCGCCTTCCTCGGCCAGATCAACCTGATCGGCGTGCCCGAGCTGAAGGGCGAGACGGTTGGCATCGAGGTCGGCGGCACCGTCGCCCGCCGTACCGACACCAGCGGTGCAGGACGTCGCACCACGCGCGATCCGACCGGCCTGGTCAACCGCGGCTATGAGTTGAAGCAGACCAACTTCGACACCCACCTGCGCTATGCCAAGCTCGACGCCTGGGCGAAGTTCCCGGATTTCCAGACGCGCATCCAGGCCGCGATCATGGAGCGCTGCGCGCTTGATCGCATCATGATCGGCTTCAACGGCACGTCGGCCGCGGCCACCACCGATCCGGTCGCCAACCCGCTGCTGCAGGACGTCAACATCGGCTGGCTCGAGCATATCCGCGTTGATAGCGCTGCGCGCGTCATGGACGGCACGGACGGCGCGAACGGCACGCAGATCCGCGTCGGTCCCGGTGGCGACTATCGCAATCTCGATGCGCTGGTGATGGACGCAAAGCACGAGTTGCTGCCGACCTGGGCGCGCAACCGCAACGACCTGGTTGCGCTCTGCGCCGCTGACCTGATCCACGACAAATATTTCCAGCTCGTCAACCAGGACGAGAAGCCGACCGAGAAGGTGGCGCTGGACATCCTGATGTCGTCACGCCGCATTGGCGGCCTGCAGGGCGCGCAGCCGGCCTATTTCCCGGATGGCGCGATCCTGATCACGCCGCTGCGCAACCTCTCGATCTACTACCAGGACGGCAAGCGCCGCCGCCACATCCGCGAGGCGCCCGACGCCGATCGGGTCGAGGACTTCCAGTCTTCGAACGAAGGCTATGTCGTCGAGGATTACGACCTGGCCTGCCTGATCGAGGACATCGTCCTGATCGAAGAAGACGCCTGATGTCGCCCGCGAAGCGCGCATTTCGGAGGAAGTCCGCCGTCGTCGTCTCGGCCGCTCACGCGGTCGCGGCGGCGGCGGGGGTCGAGGTGCCCGCCGGCGCCGAGGCCACCGAGTATGAGCTGCTTCGCGCGGCACTGGGCCTCGATGTCCGCCGCCTGCGCGACATCCAGTCGGTCGAGCGCAAGATCGAGCTGAAGCCGGAGCTGGTCGAGAAGTACGAACCGTGGATCGCCGGCGTGCTGCAGGCCGACACCGGCGGCCATGATGACATCCTCGTCCAGGTGATGATCTGGTTGATCGATATCGGCGCCTTCGCGCGGGCGATGCCGCTGGCCGACTATGTCCTGCGCCACGACCTGAAGCTGCCCGAGCGATTCAACCGCACCGCCGCGACGCTTATCGTCGAGGAAATTGCCGATGCCGCCCTCAAGAAGCTCGGCGCCCACCAGGACGCAGACATCGAAGCGCTGCAGCGGATCGAATGGATCGCGGCCGAGCATGACATGCCCGACCAGGTGAAGGCGAAGCTGTTCAAGGCGATCGGCCTGCAGATCGTTCGCATCGTCGAAGGCCGGCCCGAGGAGCAGCTGCCCGCCGGCGGCCGCCGCGCCGGCGTGGAGCGCGCGCTGGAATATCTGCGCCGCGGCTACGGGCTGAGCAGCACCGCCGGCGTGAAGAAGGACATCGATCGCCTCGAGCGCGAGCTGCGCAAGCTCACCACCGCCCAGGCCGCTGAACAACAGGGAGAAGCTCAATGATCCGACGTCACCTCATCTTCGCATTCGCATGCCTTGCCGCCGCAGCGGTTTCCGTGGCGATCGCCACCCAGGAGGCCGCGCTCGGCGTGGTCGCCTTCGCTGCCCTCGCGCTGTTCGTCATCGCCCCTGCCGCCGATCGCGTGCTGTGGCGCCAGGTGACGCCGCGCTCGATCTTCGAGACCCGTCGCGCGGGCCTCTGCTGAATTCAGCCGGTTCGCCGGCTGTCCAAGCTCGCCCCGCGGCGCTCGGGGGGCAGAACGAGCGGGAAGCCTCACGCCAACGGCGGCTTTCCCGGCTCGCTCTCCACCCCCCGCTAGCCGCGGGGCGAACCAACCAAGGGAGTGACATCGCGTGACCGGCTTCGTCGCCTCCCCGCCGCCCACCGAGGCGGATCCGCAAGCGCCCGAGCAACCGCCGTTCGACCTGGTCGCCGGCGATGACTGGTATCCCGGAATCACCCTGACCGTTGTCCGCGACGCGGTGCGGATCCCCACCACCGTTACCGACCAGCGCCTGCGCGACAGCGTGCGCGGGGCGATGATCTCGGTGCGCCGCGAGCTGGCCGCGTGGAAGCGCCGCTGGATCGCCGCCGGCGTCGCCGGCCTGGTCGACGTTGACGACGAAACCATCGACGGCGAAAGCGCGCTTGAGCTGCTCTACCGCCGCGCCGTCTGCGCCTATGCCGCGGCCGACCTGGCCGAAACGCATGGCGACATCTCCGCCACCAACGAGGGCCGTGAGCGCAATGAAGAGCGCGCCGTCCCCGCCGACGAACACCGCCGCAACGCCACCCATGCGATCCGCGACATCCTCTCGGTCGGCCGCACGTCCGTCGAGCTGATCTGATGGCGGCCGCCACGCCTGCCACCACCGTTGCCGCCTTCGCCGGCGAATCGCTCGACGCGCTGGTCTGGCGCGCGATCGGCATGGGCGCCGACGCGGTCGAGCGCGTGCTCGAGGCAAACCGAGATCTCGCGCCGCTCGCCCAGGCCCTGCCCGAAGGGCACCTGGTCGCGATCCCGGCAATCGACAACCCGGCGCCCGAAACGGCGCTCATCCAGCTCTGGGACTGACATGGACCTTGACCATCTCGCGCGCGACGCGGCCACGGCCGTCGGATCCTTCCTGCAGGCGCTGGCGCCGGCGGCGTTCGGCGCCGCGGTCGCCCAGGCGTGGAAAACCGGCCTGTCGTGGAGCCAGCGCCTCATGCAGTGGGGCATCGGCATCTGCGTCAGCCACTATGTGACGGCCGCGCTCGCCGCGCTGTTCCGCTTCGATCCGTTCGTCATCCAGGCCGTGGGCTTCGTCCTCGGCATGATCGCTTTCGAGGCCACCCCCAAATTCATCCAGGGCGCATCCGGCGTCGTGGGCAACCTGCCGGCGGATCTCCGCGACCGCTGGTTTCGCCGCAAGGGAGATCCCGAATGACCAGCAAGGCCACCCTCGCCACCCAATCAGCATGGATCGTCGTCGCGCTTTCGCTGGTCGGGCAGCGCGAGATCCCCGGGCCGAAGCATAACAGCTGGATCGCCAAGGGCTGGGCCCGTCTCGGCGCCGGCTGGTACAATAACGATGAGACGCCGTGGTGCGGCTTCTTCGTGGCGCACTGCATGGACGCCGCCGGCCTGCCCTATCCCAAGGGCGGCCGCTTCGCCTCGGCCGCGGCCTGGGCGGACTATGGCGTCGAATGCAAGGCGCAGGTGGGCGCGATCGGCGTGAAGAAGCGCAAGGGCGGCAACCATGTGTTCTTCATCGTCGGCGAGACGCCATGCAAGCGCTTCTACAAGGCGCTCGGCGGCAATCAGTCGAACGCGGTGAACATCATGGATATCGCGAAGTCCGATGCGTTTGCGATCCGCTGGCCCGCCGGCGTGCCGCAGCTCAACCAGCCCTTGCCGACCATGCCCAAGGGCGTGGTGTCCACCAACGAAGCCTGAGCCGGCTCCCGCGCGCGAGGCACGTCCATGACCGTCATCTCCACCGTCGCCCGCTGGCTCGGCGTCCATCGCGGGCTGATCACCTTGCTGCTGCTCGCCTCGATCGGCGGCGCCATGTACGTCGCCTGGCAGCACGTCGCCGGCGAGCGCGATGCTTATCGCCGCTGGATCGATGTTGCCTGCGCCAGCGCCGGCAAGGGCTATGACGACGTCCTCGCCGCCGGCGTCCGCAACGGCGAGCCGGTGACGGTGAAGGTTGCCCCGGGGGCGGAATGCAACCGCGCGATCGGCGCGCTCGCCGCCTTCCGACGCGACAGCGACGCCGCCACCGCGGCCACCCTCGCCGAGGCGATGCAGTCGCGTGACGCCAAGCTCGCCACCGATGCCGCCGCCGCGCGCCGAGACGCCGCGGCCGCGCGCGCTGCCACCGAACGAATGGAGAAGGCCGATGCACAGATTTCCGCGGATGATCGCGTTGGGGCTGATTGGTTTGACGCTCTCAATGATCTTGCCGGGCTGCGCCGCAACAACCCTTGATGCCGGCCCCGCGCCCGTCGTCGCGGTGAAGGTCGAAAATCGGCCGCCGGCGGAGCTGCTCGCCTGCGCCGAACGCCCCGAAGGCTTTCCCGCCGACGAGGCGGCCTGGGCGGTCGTGCCGGCGCCGATCCGCGCCGCGATGATCCGCTTCGCCACCGCCTTCGCCGCCAATGCCGCGCGCCTCGATCGCCTGGCTGACTGGCACGCCCCGGGCAGCTGCTCGCCGGCGAACTGATGCGCAAGCCTGCCCTGCTGCGCGCGGCGATCGCCGCGGCCTTTCCCAAACTCGGGCGGGATCCCGACAAGCTGCGCGTGTGGATCGACAATGGCTCGATCGCGGCGCGCTTCGCGGTGCTGCCAAGCTGGGAATATCGCTATCAACTGAGCGTCCTGCTGCTCGACTTCGCCGACGATCCCAACCGGCTGATGCTGGCGATCGTCAATTGGCTGCGCGTCGAGCAGCCCGAGCTGCTGCAGAACCACGATACCGGCAATGAGGCGGTGAAGTTTCGCGTCGACGTCCTGGACGCCGATTGCGTCGATATCCTCCTCGAGCTGGAGTTGACCGAGGCGATCCGCTGCACGCCGCGGCAGGCCGGCGGCTACGACCTGGTCGTGTCGGCCGAGCCACCCGTCCAGGATCCCGGCTTCCTCGGCGTCGAGCCCCCGGTCCCGCTATCGCAGATCTTCGTCCAGGATGAGCAGGTGCTGCCGCCGGTGCCGCTCGATCCGCCGTCGGCCTGACCATGGCCGAGGATCTCGCCAAGCTCGAGGAGCTGATCGCCAACCTCACCGAGCAGCTCGCCCCCGCTCAGCGCCGCCAGCTCGCCCGCCGCGTCGGCACCGAGCTGCGCAAGCGCAACGCCCAGCGGATCCGCGACCAGGTCGATCCGGACGGCAAGCCTTTCGAGCCGCGGAAGCTGCGCCAGCTGCAGGGCAAGGGCGTCCGCAAGGCCGCGTCGCGCCGGCGCAAGATGTTCCTGCGCGCCGCCGGCACCAAGCACCTGAAGGTGAAGGTCGGCGCCGACCAGGTCGAGATTGGCTTCCTCGGATCGGCCGGCCGGATCATGGCCGTGCATCATTACGGCCTGCGCGGCCGCGTCTCGCCTGAAGCCGGTGCGCCCGAGGTAACCTACCCGGAACGCCGGGTGCTCGGCCTGCCGCAGGAGGATATCGATGCGGTAATGAAGCTCATCCTGGATCAGCTCGAAACAGCCTAGCGCCGCCAGCGGCACGGCGCGAAGTGCCCGCAAGAGGTCACGCCGCGGGCGCGTTCCGGATCTCAACCACTTTGGCGGCGATCGCTTTCCAGGCCATTACCCCTGCAGGATCGCCGGTCACGACAAGGAAACGCACTCGCTGCTCGATAAACTGGTTGCAGTCGCGCCGCTGCACCACCGCGCTCGCCAACAACAGCAGCTCCCGATGAGATAGCGGCCCATCGGGAAGCGGATCAAGCGGGTCCAACACTTGCGGATTGACACCGGAAGCCATCGAACAAACTCCACAAGAAATCCGGAATGGTGAAACGGTAGTTACAGTCGCAACATCATTATGCTGCGTGGGGCAGCAAGCGGTGCCCGGCGGGTGACAGATGCCCGCCGGGCAACGTCAGGTTGTTTCAGCGTCACGCTGCCCGCGGTCGGCCCTTTGCGACGCGATGTTGAACTCGTGATCGAGTACCTCGCGGTTGGTGGGCTCTCGCCAGTCGTCGATATCCCGGATCAGCCGGGCATTGCATCGGACGCACCTGGTCCAATAATCCTGATTGTCATGGCGCGCACCGCCACGGTCGGCCTTGTGGCCGAAAAGCTTGCATCTGAGCGACACTCGGCGACCCCCATCTCCGATGAGCCCCGACCCGTAACGCTGCTCACATTCATGTCAAATGACAAAAGGGTAATACGGTCAGCGGCCTGGTAATTCTGCCACCCCAATTCCCGCGCCGGCATGACTACGGGTGCAACCGAATTGCGCGCTGCCGCGACCAAACGAGACGATGAATGAAATCCCCGGCGGCTTAGGACGGGAAATCGGGGGCGGCACGCCCGTTCATTATTGCCGCAGCGCGCAACGCGTCCCGCTCGTTGCGATATATTATCGGCACCCAAGTCCCATCCTTGAGTGAGATCAGCCCCCACCGACCATGATACTCGGGCTCGGGACGTTCCCGCGCAACAAACTCATCCCCTGTCATCCGCGCCTTCTAACACACTCCTCGGAAGGACGATCTAACTTCGATGTCGCATCCAGCAGCGGGCCTTTAGTCGGCACCCGATCGCTGCTGTCGTATGGAACGTGCGCACGCACTTAACGCCTGCGCGGCCGGCGGCTGTTGTATCGTGCGCCGACACAACAGCGCGTCATAGCTAGCTCCTGCATCACGCGGCGACATGCCGCCCCATGTCCACCAGTTCGACCGCGGTAGATCTCTCTCGCCTGCCACCGCCCACGGTGGTGGAGCAGCTGAGCTATGAGGAGATCCTGTCCGCGATGATCGCGGAGCTCGGCGCGCGCGACATCACCTTTTCCGCCAACGTCGAATCGGACCCAGTCTACAAGCTGCTGCAGGTGGCCGCCTATCGCGAGCTGCTGGTCCGCCAGAATTTCAACGATCGCGCGCGCGGCCTGATGCTTGCCTTCGCGCGCGGCGCGGATCTCGATCAGCTCGCCGTCCTGGTTGGCGTCACGCGCCTGGTCCTCGAGGAAGCGGATCCGCTAACGGGCGCCGCGGCGGTGATGGAATCGGACGATGCGCTGCGCGCCCGGGTTGTGCTGGCGCCGGAAAGCTTCAGCGTCGCCGGCCCCGAGCTGGCCTATGTCTTCCACGCCAAGTCGGCATCCGGCGACGTCCTGGACGCCACCGCCACCAGCCCCAAGCCCGACGATATCAAGGCGATCGCGATCGATGCGCTCGCCGGCGCCGGCGGAACGCCTGAGCAGATCGCCGCGATCGATGCGGCGATGTCGGCCGCGACCTGGCCTGGCGAGGTCATCATCACCGTCCTTTCGCGCGACGAGGACGGCACGGCGGCGCCCGAGCTGCTCGAAACCGTCGAAGCCGTCGTCAACGGCCGCCCCGTCCGCCCGCTGACCGACTATGTGAAGGTCCAGTCGGCGACGATCGTCGATTACGAGATCGACGCGACGATCCACATTTTCGCCGGGCCCGATCCAACGATCGTCCAGGACGCCGCGGCGGTGAAGCTGCAGGCCTATGTCGACTTCTGCCATTTCCTCGGCCGCCCGCCGACGCTGAGCGGCATCTACGCGGCGCTCCATGTCGAGGGCGTCCAGCGCGTCGAGATCCTGCAGCCGGCGGCCGACGTCGTCGCCGACGAAACGCAGGCGGCCTGGTGCACCAACATCGCGCTCACGGTGGCGATCCTTGCCTGATCTCCTGCCACCCAATGCCACGCGCTACGAGCGCGCCGTCGACGCCGCGATCGCGCGCGCCGGCGACGTGCCGATCCCGCTGCAGACGCTGTGGAACCCCGCCACCTGCCCGCCCGAGCTGCTGCCCTGGCTTGCCTGGGCGCTTTCCATCGATCGCTGGTCGCCCGACTGGACGACGGCCGAGAAACGGCACGAAGTCGCGCGCTCGATCGAGATGCAGCGCCACAAGGGCACGCCGCGCTCGATTGACCAGGTGCTCGAGAGTTTCGACGCGCTGCTGACCCTCACCGAATGGTTCGAGCAGTCGCCGCCGGCGCCGATCCACAGCTTCAACGTCACCTTGCCGCTCGATGCCGCCGGCGGCGATCGCGCGACCGCGGCCTTCGCCTCGGCGATCGTGCGCGACATCAACCGCATCAAGCCGCTGCGCTCGCACATGGAGTTCGTCCAGGAGCTGCGCGCCGAGGCCAGCATGTTCCTGGTCGGCGCCGGCCGCGTCGCCGGCGAGACGCGGATCCGCGCCAACCTCTTCACCGGTGACCCGGCCGTCCCCTGGGAAGATCTCCTGCAGACCGAGACCGGCGAGCCCCTGCAGCTCGACGATGGCTCCTTCATCGAGAACGACACCTGATGCCGCTGACCCTCACCCTCACCCAGGACGGCTTGTCGGCGATCGTCGACGCCGAGAATGGCGGTACCGCCGCCATCACCATCGCCGAGGTCGGCCTCACCGCCGAGGCGTTCATCGCGTCGCCGACGCTGACCGAGCTGCCCGGCGAGTTCGGCCGGCTCGATTCGGTGTCGGGCGAAGCGGTCGACGATTCGACGGTGCACATCGTCACCCGCGACGGCAGCGCCGGAACCTACACCGTGCGCGGCTTCGGCCTCTACCTGGCCGATGGCACGCTGTTCGCGACCTACGCCCAGGCGGAGCCGATCTTCGAAAAGGCCGCGGTCGCCACCTTCCTGCTCGCCACCGATATCAAGCTGCTTCCCGGGCAGGCCGAGCTGATCCAGTTCGGCAATGCCAATTTCCTCAACCCGCCGGCGACGCGGATTCGCGCCGGCGTCGCGCGCCTGGCGACACCCGCCGAGGCGGCCGCCGGTACCGATGACGAGTCCATCATCACGCCGGCACAGCTCGCGCCCCTGCTCGCCCAGTTCATCCCCCTCGCCCAGCGCGCGGTGGCCAATGGCGTTGCCACGCTCGGCGGTGACGGCAAGGTGTCGCCGTCGCAGCTCCCCGCCTTCGATGCGATCGATGTCTTCGTCGTCGCCGACCAGGCGGCGATGCTCGGCCTGGCCGCCTCGGTCGCCGACTTCGCGATTCGGACGGACATCTCGAAAACCTACATCCTGACCGCGCTGCCGGCGACGACGCTGGCGAATTGGGTGGAGTTCCTGTCGCCAGGCGCGCCGGTGCTCTCCGTCAACAACAAGACGGGCGCCGTCACCCTCACGCCCGCGGATCTCGGCGCGGTACCGACGACGCGCAACATTACCGGCGGCGGCCTGGTCACCGGCGGCGGCAACCTCGCGGCCGATCGCCAGCTGCAGGTGCTGAAGGCGAGCGCGGCCGAGGCGCTTGCCGGCCAGTTCGACGATCGCGCGGTGACGCCGGCCGCGCTGTCGTCGGTGCTCAACGAGATCGTCGCGCGCGCCTATCGGCACATCACGATCACCGGCAGCGGCCTCGCGACCGGCGGCGGCGACCTGACCAACCATCGCGCCATCAATGTCAACAAGGCGAGCGGCTGGGATACCGAGAATGGTTGGGGTGATGATCGTGCGGTGACCCCTGTCAGCCTCGCCTCCTTTTCGCGCCAGATGTCGCAGAACGGCTATCACCGGATCCCCGGCGGCGGCGGGCTTATCATCCAGTGGGGGCGCTTCACCGCCCAGGCGAACGGCCGCACCACCGTCAACCTGCCGATCACCTTTCCCAACGCCTTCTTCGCCGTGGTGGCGAACGGCACCAGCGACAACAACACCAACGCGCAGGACAATTGGCCAGCGCCGGTCATGCCGCCGCCCAACAACGGGCAGTTCCAGGTGCAGAGCGCCAACAACTCGCCCGATTCCTGCTACTTCATCGCGCTGGGGATGTGACGATGACGATCCGCTTCAGCCCCTCCACTGGCCTCTTTTACGACGCCGCCTTGCATCCGCCGGCCAGCCTCCCCGGCGATGCGGTGACGGTCAGCGCGCGCCGCCATGCCCAGCTGCTCGAGCTGCAGGCCGGCGGCCGCACGATCGCGGCTGCGCGCGACGGTCGCCCCTATGCGATCGCGCCCAGGGCGCCGACGCTCGAGGAGCGCCGCACCGCGGCCAGCCGCGCGATTGCGACCGAGGCCAGCAAGCGGATCCTCGCCGTCGCCTCGCTCGAGCGCCAGAGCAACGACAATGCGTTGATGGCCGTCACCGTCCTGACCGGTGGCGATAGCGACGCGGTCGACGTCCAGGAGGCGCTCGTCCGCCGGCTGCAGATCGACGCGATCCGCGCCGCTTCCAACCGCCTCGAGGCGGCGATCGCCGTCATGAGCGCGCGCCAGATCTCTGCGCTGGAGATCGCGGCAGACCACCACTGGCCGAAGGGCTGACACCATGGCGAAAATTTCCGAACTGCTTTCCGCCGAGGCGATCGGCGCCGGCGACCTGCTCACCATCCTGCAGGACGGCCTGCTGAAAAAGGCGCCCTGGGCGCTGCTGCTCGGTGCCTCGGTCGGCGTCCTCGACGGCGCGATCGCCGCGGCCAATGTCACGCTCGACGGCAAGGTCAGCGCCAGCCAGGCGTGGGCGGAAGCCGCGGCCGCCGCCGCGCAGCAGGTGCTCTCCGCCACCCGCGTCACCGGCGGCAGCATCCGTTGGCCCTATGACAACGCGTCGCAATTCCCGCAGCAGGAAGGCGACATCAACGTCACCGACGTCGGCGCGCGCGGCTTCCTGACCCAGAGCTTCGGAAACCGCTCGACGCCGATCATCCGCTTCATCGGCGATGGCTGCATGTATCGCGCGCTTGAAAAGGACGATCGCCTCTATCCGCCGGTCGAGATGTATCTTGAGGGCTGCGCCACCACCGGCCTCGGCTGGAGCCTGCGCTACTACACCGCAACCTCCGGCTCCAACGAGGCGCTTCGGCGCCAGCAGCGCCGCTTCCGCTGGTATCTGAACGGCGGCAGCGGCAAGGTTGTCGACGTCTGGAGCCGGCAGGTGCCGATCACCTGGCGCCGCATCGGCGTCGCGCTCCACAAGGTCGCGGGCGTGTGGCGGCTGGATGTCCGCAACCTGGTCACCGGCGAGATCCTCGTCGGCACCGGCACCGACAATGCCGCTTTCTCGTCTGAGTTGAGCGTCACCAACGCCGACGCCTCGATCACCCAGCATGCGACCAGCGGCACCACGCCCAGCATGTTCGGCATCGGCGCGCTGATCGTCAACGACGCCACCGCCGCCAATGTCGCCCAGCCGCTCACCATGAGCTATTCCATGATGAGCCATGGCCTGACCTTCTATGCCGAGGAGGCGGTCACCAACGCCGATCTGCAGGCGATCGAGACCGGCGCGCACCCGACCACCGTCATCAGCGTGGCCGCGATCAAATGGCTGCGCAAGCTCACCACCTCGGCCGCGTCCTTCGCGAAGGATCCGCTGTGCACCGCCGACACCTCGCAGCCCTGCGTGCCGCATGGTCATTACAGCCCCGGCGGCGATCTCTTCAGCAAGGGCAGCGGCACCGCCACGATCAATCCGGCGCCGCGCGCCCGCTACATCTACGGCCTGCGCCCCGGCCAGCGCGTCTATCGCCGGCCGATCTCGGGGCGGTGCTGGCCGACCGAGGCGAGCTTCGTCGATGTCCGCCTGATCGATCGCAACGGCACGATCGTGAAGGACTGGACGCCGGTCACCTCGGTCGAGGTCAGCGGATCCTGGCAGGGCTATTCCTCGCGCGTCGGCGGCACCGGCGGCGCCACCGGCACCTACAACCTGATCATCACCGGCAACGGCACCGGCGCCGCGGGCCGCTTCGTCGTCAACAATGGCGCGGTGTCCGCGATCTATGTCGATGCGCCGGGCTCGGGCTATTCGGCGATCAACCTCGATTTCTCCAACTGCCCCGGCCTAACCGGCGCCAGCGCTGTGCCGGTGCTGATGCCGCTCGACAATACGAGCTGGGCGGGTTGGATCACCGCCCCCAAGCATACCGACTGGACGCTCGCCGAGGTGCGCCTGCGCACGAAGCAGGGCGAGACGAGCACCAGCTTCCTCGAGGCTGGGCTTTGGGCCGCCGGCTATAAATGGGCGATCCTTGGCCAGTCGCAGATTGCCAACGGCATCAGCGCGGTCGCGCAGAAGGTGCAATATACCGGCCTGCCCGCCAACCTCGTCGTCAACGGCACCTCCTACTACAGCTTCAACCTGGCACCCTATGTCACGGTCGAGCCGCTCGGCCAGCGCCTCGGTGCCGACCAGTACAAGGCGCTCGCCAACGAGCTTAACAAATGGGTGGACGCGCCCTTCGAGCTTGTGGTCGCCGCCCAGGGCGGCACCGGCCCCGTCGACCTGCTCGAGGATTTCTATCCCAACAACTACGCCACCGGCATGTGGGCGCAGTACAAGGCGCTGATCGAGATGGGCGGCACACCGGACTATTCCGGCGTGCTGATGGGCTGGCACACCGATCTGACCGACGAGGGCGGCCGCTTCGGTGCGACCATGCTCGAGGGCATGTTCCTCGGCCGCGGTCCCTATGCCTATGCGGTGCCACAGCACTTCTTCGGCCGTGCCACCTTCGCCGGCACGACGATGACGGTGACGGATGTTGTCCGCGGCACGTTGCAGCTCGGCTCGACGATCCGGATCCTCTACGAGAATGGCGGCCGGCAGACGCCTCTCGACACGAAGATCACCGCGCTTGGCTCCGGCGCCGGCGGCGCCGGCACCTACACTCTTTCCGCCGGCGTGGCGCCGAGCGACCCGACCGGCGAGGTCTCGGTCATCGGCATGGTCGAGCAGCCGGGCGTGGATCCCGTCTTCACCGGCTATATCAGCGCCGGCAGTGCCGCGACGCTCACCGTCACCGCGATCAGCCAGGGGCAGCTGCAGATCGGCGATCGCATCATCATTACCGGCGGCGCCCAGGGCGATGCCAGCATGTATGTGAAGATCCTCGGCACCGGTACCGGCGGCACCGGCACCTACATCCTGTCGAAGACCGCCGCCGGCGTCGGCACCGCCGGCGCGCCGGTTGCGATGAAGGCGATCCGCGGCGCCACCAAAACGATCGGCAGCCTGATGAGCATCTTCGGCGGCGGCACCCCGATCTTCTACATGCCGCCGACCCGCCACAACTCCACCAGCGCCGGCGGGCCGTTCGACTATGACGGCACCGTCGGCGCCGGCTATGTCGAGGGCGTGAAGCAGGGCGGCGTCGGCGCCGCGCGCGAGAGCGGCAAGAAGTGGGCACGCGATCGCGGCTATCCGATCGGCGTCGATGCGATCGACCTGGCGCTGCCGGACACCTACCACCCCGATGAGAGCCTGCAGGGCAAGGTCCGCTTCGGTCGCCAGATCGCGCTGTCGCTCGCCAAGTGCCAGGGCCTGGCGTCCTTCGGCGAACCCGCAGTGCGCAACGACTTCGCCTTCACGGATGGCACGCGCGCGAAGTTCCGCTTCAGCGTCAGCCTGCCCAACATGGGCCGGCTGCGCTCGGGCGACGGCACCGGCAACGTCACCCCCTGTATCGAGCTGTCACGCGACGGGGTGACCTGGTCGCGCAGCAAGCACAGCGCTATCGTCAATCCAACGGGCGGCGGCGCATTGCCGGCAGACATGGTCGAGGTGACGATCACCGATCCGGCGTGGCGGGTTGCCGGCCTCAAGGCGCGCGTGCTCGCCGGCGGCCCCTTTGCCTGGTCGGGCGCCGACTGGGCGGCCGCCAACGACGCCTGCCTCAACAAGATGCTCTACGAGGATCTCCCCGAGGCGATCACCGGTGCGCCGGGGATCTGCGTGCAGCCGTCGATGACGGCCTATCCGGTCGCGGGTTGATTGCTTTTCGACGGCAAAGATATGCCAGCCCTGCTCATTTCAGCGACACGCGGGCCTTCACAATCATCTGATCAAGAACAGGTTGAACGATATCGTATTCCATCCTGTGAGCATGGTACGCATCGGGACAATTAATTCTTTCAATATCTATATATACTTTTCGAAGCATTTCTCCAACATCATTAGAAAGCATAACAGAGGCGATTCCGAACGACTCGCTGAGCCGTCGTTTCGCCGCCATGTACCTCTCCCCTTGCAACCTCATATATTCATCAGAAAATTGGTGACCATTTTCTATGTTCTCGATCCAGAGATTGGTTACAGTCTGCATATCGTTAAGAGCGGATATTGCGTCCGCAAAGACCGTTAATTGGCGATCCCAAGTTCTCTCCCTTTTGTATCGGGAAAGAGCGATTCGAACTGTGAACCAGGCGACGAGCACCCCAACGCCGCCCTGTACGCAGACTTTCAGGATTTCGAATTCCCAACCCATCGCCTAAAATCCCATCCAGTATCTAGCCAAGAGGCCGGCGCCGGAAACGGCGGCCGCAGACACGCTGTTGTATCGCTAATCGAAACAACATCATCCCCGCGCCTTCCTGCTCTCATCTCGCCACGATGCTCCATCCCTACGCCCGCGGTGGGCGGACGATGAGGAGTGACATCAGGCACCATGCGCGGCCGCGAGGATCCCGACAGCAACGATCGCGAAACCGGTGAAATGATCCGGTTCGGCCGCGTCGCCTCCGTCGATCTTGCGGCCGGCCGTATCACCGTCGAAGCCGGCGACGTCACCACCGGCCCCATTCGCTGGGCGGCGGGTCGCGCCGGCGCAACCAAGACCTGGTCGCCTCCGACTGCCGGCGAGCAGGTCATGCTGCTCTGCCCCGAGGGCGAGGTCGCCGCCGGCGTCGCGCTGCTCGGCGTGAGCTGCGCCGCCTATCCCGAGGCGGGCAATAGCCTGCGCGAGCTGATCCAGTTCGGCGACGGTGCCGTGATCGCCTATGATCCGGAGGCGCACGCGCTCGAGGCGGTGCTGCCCGCCGGCGCGACGGTGAAGATCGTCGCCCCGGGTGGCGTCACCATCGAGGCCGATGTCACGATCAAGGGCAACCTGTCGGTCGAGGGCGACATCACCGCCACCGGCGACGTCGTCGCGGACGGCACCAGCCTCAAGCAGCACAGGCATAGCGGCGTCACCGCCGGCGCCGCGCAGACGGGAGCCGCGGTCTGATGCGCGGCATGAACGCCGCCACCGGCGCAGCCCTCGACGGCATCGAGCACCTGGTCCAGTCGATCAGGGACATCCTCACCACGCCGATCGGCACGCGCGTCATGCGTCGCGACTATGGCTCGCTGCTGTTCGAGCTGATCGACGCGCCCTTCAACGCCGCGACCAGGCTGCGGATGTACGCGGCCACCGCGATCGCGCTGAAGCGCTGGGAGCCGCGGCTGCGCCTCACCCGGGTTGCGGTCGACCAGGTCGCGCCCGGGCAGATCAAGCTCACCCTCGAGGGCGAGCGCACCGACGTCGCCGCCCCCAACCGCTTCGCCACCCTCACCGTCCCGCTGCGCTTCTAGGAGTTTGCCTCATGCCCGTCCGTCACGGCATTTTCGTCAATGAGCCCGTCGAGGGCGCCCGCGAGATCGTCCAGGTGGCGAGCGGCGTCATCGGCCTGGTCGCAACCGGCAGCGATGCCGATGCCACCCTCTTCCCGCTCAACAAGCCGGTGCTGATCACCGACGTGCGCGCGGCGCTGGGCGAGGCCGGCGCTGCCGGCACCCTCGGCGATGCGCTCGAGGCGATCGCCAACCAGGCGAGCCCGATCATCGTCGTGATCCGCGTGGCCGAGGGCGTGGATGCCGCCGCCACCACCACCAACGTGATCGGCGCCACCACCGGCGGCGATTACACCGGCATCCAGGCGCTGCTGGCGGCCGAGGCGCAGATCGGCGTGCGCCCGCGGATCCTCGGTGCCCCCGGGCTCGACGTCCAGGCGGTGACCGAAGCGATGACGATCGCGGCCAAGCGCCTGCGCGGCTTCGTCTATGCCGGCTGCGACGATGCCGACACCGTCACCGAGGCGGTGACCTATCGCGGCGAGTTCGGCGATCGCGAGCTGATGCTGCTCTATCCCGACTTCAGCGGCTTCGCCGGCCAGGCCGTCGCCGTCGCGCTCGGCACCCGCGCGCGTATCGATGAGGAGACCGGCTGGCACAAGACGCTCTCCAATGTCGCGGTGAAGGGCGTCAGCGGCATGTCGAAGGATGTCTTCTTCGATCTGCAGGATGCCACCACCGACGCCGGCGTCCTCAACAATGCCCCGGTCACCACGATGATCCGCCACAACGGCTATCGCTTCTGGGGCAACCGCACCTGCAGCGACGAGCCCAAGTTCGCCTTCGAATCCGCGGTGCGCACGTCGCAGGTGCTGCGCGACTCGATCGCGAGCGGGCTGATCTGGGCGGTCGACAAGCCGATCACCAAGGGCCTGGCGACCGACATGCTCGACACGATCAACGCCGAGTTCCGCAGCCTGCAGGCGCAGGGCCGCCTGATCGGCGCGAAGGCCTGGCTGGATCCGACGCTCAACCCGGCCGGCAACCTGGCCGCGGGCAAGATCGTGATCGACTACGACTTCACGCCCTGCGCGCCGGCGGAAGACATCGGCCTGAACCAGCGCATCACCGACCGCTATTATTCCAGCCTCACTGAGGTCTGAGCGCCCCGCCCTCCCCCAAGCCCCGCCCCCTTCCCCCCTTCCATCGTCCGGAGCCTAAGCCATGGCGCTTCCCCGCAAGCTCAAGAACCTCAACGTCTTCCAGAACGGCACCAGCTTCCTGGGCGAAGTGAAGACCGTCACCCTGCCCACATTGTCGCGCACCATGGAGGATTGGCGCGGCGGCGGCATGGACGGCGCGGTCGGCGTCGATCTCGGCCAGGAGCCGATCGAGCTGGAACACACCTATGGCGGCTTCATGCTGCCGATCCTGCGCCAATATGGCGCGGTCGGTGTCGGCACGGTCGGCCTGCGCTTCGCCGGCGCCTACCAGCGCGACGACACTGGCGCCGTCGACGCGGTCGAGATCGTCATCCGCGGCCGTCATAGCGAGATCGAGCCCGGCGAGGCCACCGGGGGCGAGGATACCGAGTTCAACGTCACCACCCGCTGCGTCTATTACGCGCTGCGCGTCAACGGCGTGGTCGAGATCGAGATCGATCTCCTCAACATGATCTTCATCGTCGACGGCGTCGACATCCTCGCCCTGCAGCGTGAGGCGCTCGGAATCTGAGCCGACGCCGGCGCACCCAAAAGCACGACCCTTCGAAGGAAAGCCACATGGACACTCCCAACGATACCCCCGGCATCCGCACCGTCGAGCTGGACGAACCGATCAAGCAGGGCGAGACCGTCATCGGCCTCCTGCAGCTGCGCAAGCCCGGTGCCGGCGAGCTGCGCGGCCTGTCGCTCGCCCGCCTCGGCCAGCTCGACGTGGACGAGATCCGCAAGCTGCTGCCGCGCATCACCATGCCGACCCTCACCGTCGCCGATGTCGACAAGCTGAGCCCCGCCGACCTTTTCGAGATCGCCGGCGAGATGGCGGATTTTTTGCTGACGAAGCGGCGCAGAACGGAGGCAAGCTCCCAGCTTCAATAGAGGATGCGATGGCGAACATCTTCGCCATCCTTCCCGGACTCAGCCTGACCGAAATGAACGCCATGGGGCTCGCCGAGCTGATGGCGTGGCACGAACGCGCGAGGGCGCGAGCGGAGAAGAAGTGACATGGATCGCCGCCTCGCCCTCCTGGTCAAGTTTGCGGCGCTCGACAAGCTGACGGCGCCGATGCGCGCCATGGGTGCCGGCGCCCGCCGCACCGGCAAGGATATCGCCGGCACCCGCCAGGAGCTGCAGCAGCTCCAGCGCGCCCAATCCAACCTCAAGGGCTTCCGCGACCAGGAAGCGAAGCTGCGCTCGACGGGCGCCAAGCTCGAGGATGTCCGCAAGCGCCTCGAGCGGCTGACTGCGGCCGAGGAGGGCGCCGACGCCGGTAGCAAGAAGCTGGCGCGGGCAATGGAGAATGCCCGCAAGACGGCGGTCGCGCTCGAGCGCCAATTCGAGGAGGAAGGCCGAGCACTGCAGCAGCTCTCGCGTCGCCTTGAAGCGACGGGCGTAGATGTCACGGATCTCGGCCGCAGCGAGCAGCTGCTCGAGCGCCGCATCACCGACACCACCCGTTCGCTGCAGCGCCAGCGCGAGGAGATGGCGCGCAACCAGCGCACGCAGCAGACCCTCTCCAACGTCCAGAACGCCGGCAGCACCGTGACCGGCCTCGGTGTCGGCGCCCTCGGCGCCGGCCTGGCGGTGGGCGTTCCGCTGAAGGACGCCGTCGACAAGGCGGCCGAGTATCGCGCGACGATGACCGATATCGCGCTCAAGACGAACCTGTCGGAGCATGAGACGGTGCGCCTGGGCAAGGCGATCGCCGCGATCGGGCCCAAGGTCGCGCAGCTGCCCTCGGATCTTCGCCAGGGCGTCGACCAGCTCGCCGGCGCCGGCCTGGACCCGCAGGCCGCGGTGAAGATCATCGAGCCGATCGGCAAGGCGGCCACCGCGACCCGCGCCTCGATCGAGGATCTCGCCAACGCCAGCTATGCCGGCATCGACAATCTGAAGGTGCCGGTCGGCGAGACCGCCCGCATGCTCGATGTCATGACGGCCGCCGGAAAGTCGGGCGCGTTCGAGCTGAAGGACATGGCGCAATACTTCCCGGCGCTGACCGCCTCCGCGGCGAGCCTGGGGCAAAAGGGCGTGCCCGCGGTCGCGGATCTGGCGGCCGCGCTGCAGATTGCGCGCAAGGGCGCCGGCGATTCCGCGACCGCGGCGAACAACGTCCAGAACCTGCTGAACAAGATCAACGCGAAGGACACCGTCGACAACTTCAAGAAGTTCGGCATCGACCTGCCGAAGCAGCTGAAGAAGGCCTACAAGGAAGGCAAGACGCCGCTCGAGGCGATCACCGAGCTGACCAACCAGGCCACCAAGGGCGACATGTCGAAGCTGAGCTATCTGTTCGGCGACGCCCAGGTCCAGGCCGCGCTTCGCCCGCTGATCGCCAACCTGAACGAGTATCGGAAGATCCGCGCGGCGGCCGAGCAGGCGAGCGGCACCGTCGACCAGGACTTCGCGCGCCGCGCTGGATCCGGGGAACTGGCCACCGCGAAATGGGCGGCAACCTTCGAGCGCCTGCAGGTTATCGCCGGCACCGTGCTGCTGCCCACGCTCAACGACCTGCTCGATGCGGCGGAACGCTGGACGACGTCGCTTGCCGCCTGGATGGATGCCAATCCCGAGCTGGCTTCGACGATCATGCACGTCGTCGCCGGCTTCGTCGCCTTTGCTATCGCCGCTGGTGCGATCGGCACCGTGCTCGGCCCCGCGATCAGCGCGTTGGGAAGCCTCGGCAAGGGCTTCAGCGCGGTTTCCACCTTCCTTCGCAACAGCCCTCGATTTCAGGCCTTCCTGACCTGGCTGGGGCCGCAGCTTCGCAAGCTGGGGCCCGCCATTCGGACGCTGGCGACCAGGCTGCTGCCGCTGCTCGGCAACGGCTTCCTCCTGCTCGGCCGGTCGCTGATGTCCGCCGGCGCGATGATGCTCGCCAACCCCGTCATCCTGATCATCGTGGCGATCGTCGCCGCGATCGCGGTCGCCGCCTATTTCATCTGGAAATATTGGGACCAGATCAAACTGGCGATCACGTCGAACTGGGAGCGGATCCGCAACATCCTGCTCGGCGCCGTGGTCATCTTCATGCCGTTCGTGGCGGTGATCATGTGGGTGGTGAAGAAGATCATCGACAATTGGGGGCGCATCAAGGGCGCCGTCATGTCAGTGGTCACCTACATGTCGGGCATCCTGCAGCCGATCATCCAGCCCTGGCTGGCGGTGCAGGCGTTCCTCGCCGGCCTGGTCGGCAAATTCTTCCAGTTCGGCGTGGACATCGTCGGCGGGCTGATCCGGGGCATCTTCTCGATGGTCGGCACGCTGCTGAAAACCGTCGCCGGCGTCGCCGAGAAGGTCGGGGCCAGCTTTGCGGCCTCGCTTGGCATCAAGTCGCCCAGCCGCGTCTTCATGGCGCATGGCGGCCATATCACCGATGGCCTGGCGATCGGCCTCGATCGCGGCGCCGTCGCGCCCGTCCAGCGCATGACCAGGCTGTCCGGCGAGCTGCAGTCCGCGGTGGCCGCCGGATCGAAGCCGTTCGCCGCCGGCGGGGCTGCAGCCGCCGGCGGCGCCGGCGCCGGCGCGGGCGGTGGCGGTGGTGCTGGCGTGACCATCGGCACCGTGGCGATCAGTATTGCCACCCAGCCCGGGCAGGATCCGAACAGCTTCGCCGCCGCAGTGCGTGCCGAGTTCGAAAAGCTGATGGCGCAGCAGGCGGCTGCGCAGCGGTCGCGCTATGACGATGAGGATTGATCGATGCTGATGAGCCTGGGCATGTTCGTTTTCGAGCTGCCGACCCTTCCCTTCAACGAGCAGCAGCAGCGCACCTCCTATCGCCACGGCCGATCGCCGCGCTTCGGCGCGCGCGATGCCAACCAGTTCCTCGGCCCCGGTGACGAGACCATCACGCTTTCCGGCACGATCCCGATGGAGGTCGCCGGCAACCTCGATTCGGTCGTCGAGCTGAAGGACATGGCCGCCACCGGCGAAGCCTGGCCGCTGGTCGACGGCGTCGGCGTGGTGCATGGCGATTTCATCATTGAGGACATCGACGAGCGCAAAAGCCATTTCATCGCCGGCGGCGTGCCCAAGCTGCTCGACTTCACCATCTCCCTGCGGCGCGTCGACTGATGGCCAGTGCGCCGCCGCCCGAGGCGATCAACAACATCGCCGCCTTCAGCGTGACGCTTGATGGCCGCGATCTCACCGATCGCATCGCCCCGCGCCTGCTGTCGCTCTCGCTATCGGAGAAGCGCGGCGGCGAGGCCGACACGCTCGAGCTGGTCGTTCATGACCATGACGGCGCCATGGCGATCCCGAAGACCGGCGCGCGAATCTCGGTGGCGATCGGCTGGGCGCAGGGCCGCGATGTCCGCGTCGGCGTCGTCAACAAGGGCAGCTTCAAGGTCGACGAGGCCGAATGGTCGGGCCCGCCCGACATCATCACCATCCGCGCGCGCTCGGCCGACTTCACCTCGGACTATCGGATCCGCAAGGAGAAGAGCTGGAAGGACACCACCGTCGGCGCGATCGTCACCGAGATCGCCGGCCGCAACGACCTGCAGCCGATGATCGCGCCCGAACTGGCGTCGATCGCCGTGCCGGTGCTCGCCCAGGACGGCCGCAGCGACATGGCGCTCGTCCGCGCCCTCGGCCGCAAGCATGACGCGATCGCCACGGTTAAAAACGGTAAATTGATCTTCTCGCCCACCGGCAAGGCCACCACCAGCACCGGCAAGCCAATCCCAACTGCCACCATCCGTCGCAGCCTGGGCGACGGCTATTCCTGGCGCCTCGCCGAGCGCGACAAATATGACGGCGCGGAAGCGCGCTATCACGACCAGGACGCGGCCGAGCGCAAGACGGTGGGCGCCGGCGGCGAAGGCAAGCGCAAGCGGCTGAAGAAGGTCTATGCCAACGAGGCCGATGCGAAAGCCGCGGCCGAGGCGGAGAATAAGCGCATCGCCCGCAAGGGCGCCGAGCTGTCGCTCAAACTGGCGCTTGGCCAAGCCGATCTTTACCCCGATCGCGGTGTCGCCGTCGCCGGCTTCAAGCCGGAGATCGACGGCACGAAATGGCTCATCAGTGAAGTGACGCACCGGCTCGATGGACAAGGCGGCTTCACCTCCGAGCTGAGATTGGAAACTGCTGGTTAAGTAACTCGCGAGAAACGATAAGGCCGGAACGTCTTGCAATGAGGCGAAGCCGTCGTTCGCAGGTCCGGCGGCGAACGTCGGCTTTCGGCTGAAGCGGACAAGAGAGTTGCGTCAGACGTTGATCGGGGAATGATGAGGATTGGGCCGAAACCGGCATGGCTGCTCTGGGCGAGACGGAGCGAAGAAGCCATAAATCCGGTTCCGTGGGTCTATTCTCAACCTGACTCATTGCAGACCTCCGGCCCTTCCGATCCTGGACGCCTATGGCCTGGCAAGGGAGCAGGGCACGCGAAGATTTTCTCCTGAATTGTAGATGACGTCTGGCATAGCGGCTGCAAGGCCGCCCGAAGCGAGCGAGGTCTTATCGCGATGGCACTGAAACCCGACTTCTGTTCGTCGGACGTTCGCACGTTCAGCGCCGCGGGATGGCGTAGCGCCGATCGCGCTTAAGGAAGGCCTCGTTGCCGCCCTCGAGGATGTTACAGACCTGCTGCCGTACTGCCGGGTTCTCCAACGCCCCGCTTACGTAGTGAATTAAGGGGAAGCCCGATTCCTGCTTCTCGCCCGTCGCGATCACCACCTGCTCGGTGTCCGAGTTCACGACCAGGTTCGGATTATGCGTGATTACGATGATCTGGCGCCGGATCTTCGCCGTCCGGAAATATGGCGTTAGCAATGCATAGATCGACTCGTTGTCGAGGTTCTCGTCCGGCTGATCGACAATCAGTGGCCGCGTGTCGTTCACGTCCAAGCCGAGATAAAGGATCAGCAACACGATGCCTTTGGTACCGGGCGAAAGGCTTTCGAGCTCGGAATTGTTGAACTTTAGACCGTAGTCGAGCGTGATATGGTCTACCTCGAAGATCCAAGACATCAGATCCTTTGTCGTGACGTTGGTCCGCAGGTAAGTCTGCGGCGCGCGACCGTCGCGAAAAGGCTGGAGGAAACTGTCTAGAGCGTCGCGGACCTTCTTGTCATCGCCTGAGGTCCAAGCGGGCAGGAGCACCTTGCGAGCGGCCTTCGCCAAAGCGTCGATGGACCCATATGGAATGGTCTTACGCTGGTCGAATAGGACCTCACCGCGGGACAGCCAGCCGTCGACATTAGCCGTCCACCGGATCGCGAACTCCAGATCCTTGCCCTTGAGCAGGGCGCGTTCGTCGAGCTGGTCGCGTATTGGCTCGTAGAGCGCCTGCAGAACGGCCTGTTCCTTAGCTAGGTTGCTGAAGTAGGCTTGGTAGGCATCCAGACGGCGTGTCTGGACGCCCTCAAGTCGCGGCGCTTCTTCGGTTTCTGTCGTTGCGATCTCGGCTTCGAGCCGGCCGATCTCCAGATTGATATTGGCGATCCGGACCTGGATCTGGCGTGTTCGCTCTTGCCGCGCCTTGTCCGTCAGCTCTTGCTTGGAAAGGTCCGCTATCTCGGCCGTGATCTTCCGGATCGTACCGTCGGCCGGCGGATCGCCGCCCTCGAGCGCCAAAAGGTTGTGCCGGATCACCGCATCTCGTTCGCGCAGCGGCTTGCGATAGTCGTGGGCGAAGCCGGGTTTGAACGCCGCCCACTCCGCTTCAGGGATGCCGGCCTCCTTCAACGCCACCTTTAGCTCATCGTAGAACCGTTCCATGACAAGACCGAATGCGTCCACACGGGTCTCCAAATCGGCCAACCGCTGGATCGCCTGCTTCTCGGCGCCGGCCTTCTGCTGGACAGCGGTGAGCGCTTCCCGCTTAGCTTGCAGGTCGGCCAACAGTTTTCGCTCGGCCTCCGAGGCGGGAGCCGGAATCTGCTTGGTCAGGCCGTCCCGCTCGGTTTTGAGCGTCTGCAAACGCGTGCGTTTTTCCGGGAGCTTGGCCTGCAGGTCGCGGATGATAAACTCGTCGCGAATGATGGTGTCGATTTCGGTTTTAAGTCGCTCGCTTTCGGCGGCGACGGTCATGGTCTTTAGCGCCCGCAGTTCTGCGAAGTTTGAGGCGTTCAGCGTGTCGACGGGATCGAGATAGCTGAAGATGACCTGTTCGATCTCTCGCACGAGCTCGCGGGTCACTCCGTCGCGGGCACAGATCCGTTCGACGTAGTTCTGGGACAAGTAGCGGACCAATTTCGCATCTGACGGCGGTTCACCGACAGTCTCCGTCGTCGTCGCTCCGTCCGCCCAGTTGAGTGTGACGGTCAGCCCGTCGAGATGCGGATCGGCCCGCCGCAGGAAGCAACCGTCGTCGTCATTGATCCAAGACCCGGCGGCATAGGCGATCAGGTCTGCCAGCGCGGACTTCCCCGATCCCTTCTGACCGATGATCGAAACCATCCCGGGATTGAGCGGTATCTCCGCGTCGGCGAACCAGCCTTGGCCATTCGATAGGCTGACCGACGACAGCGTCCTAGCTTCATCGTGATAGTCGGGCGTGCTCGGGCCGATGAAGGCGCGGGCTGCGGGTTCGTGGAGGATCTGCCGAAGGCCCTCGAACGTCGCGTCCGCCTTAATCCAGCAATAGCGAAGCTCGCATGCCTCGGGAACCTGAGGGTCGCAGGTGTGGGTCTGCTTGCCGCGCTGGGCGCACGGATGACCGATCTCGTCGGGCCCATGAGCATCTGAGCCGTGCAGGCAGGCCTTGAGGCTCATGAACTCCTTGATGAAGTGCGTTTCGCTTTCCGCATACGGAGATTGGGCAAGCGCCCACGATCGCGTCTTTGGATTGCCCGAGAAGAGGGCGTCCGACCTCTGTATCAGTACCTTTCGAGTGTGATGCGACTGCGAGTCCCACTTGAGCTTGGGCAGATCTTCGTCTGAGACGACGCAAAATAGGAACTTATCCTTGAACCGGCGGTCAGCGAGCGCCTTGAGAATGGCGTCGTCGTCCACCACAGCGTTCTTCATTCCGACGAACAGGGCGTCGCCGTCCGTACGAAAGCTCGTATGCTCCTCCATTAGACGGGAGCCGAGCGCCGTCAGATTGTCGATCTTGAGTTTGCGCTTCTGAGCGGTGGCTTGAGGCTCGGCCTCATTGGTAAATTCGAGGTCGTGGAGGAAATGCTCCTCGATGTCGCGGATCGCCAACTGGTCCGAAAGCAGGACGTGAGCGTTCACGCGATTGCTGTTGTCGATGATCTTGTTGAGCCGGAACTCTACGTTCGGGAAGACGCGGATATTGCGGATCGCGACGATCTCTTCGGGAGTGAACAGATCCGCGAGCTTGTCCGGCTTGTCGAGGTAATCTAGGCGCACGCGCTTATAGCCGTCGATGGTGAAGTAGTCGGTCAGCGCGATCGCCGAGATGTCCTTGGCGATTGCCGTTCGGAACAGCTTCTGCACATAGCCGTCCCAATCTGACCCGAACTGGTTATTCAGGTGAGACGCGGGCGTATGAACCTGAAAGTCCCATTTGCGCCAAAGTGAGCCGCGAGCGTCCGCGTCGGATTGGTCAGTCATGATCCCCCCAGATCTTTGTAGGCCGCCTGCGCAGCTTCTACCCGAAGTCGACTTCGCGCGTCCGCTGCCGTCGCACCAGCACCATTCCGATCCGATTTGGATTAAACCGCTCTCCGGTGGACAAGCTACGGCGCTCCGCTTACACCCGTCTCGCCGACCCGATCTTGACCGTGAGGCTCGGCCCGCAATCGCGCGGTGAACCATAGGCATCTCGGCCTAATCAGGTCGGGCGGCCTGCTGAATAAAATACCGAAAGGGAATACGCGGGGCGCGTTTCCCCTGTGGTTCACGCGCGGTCAACCGTCCCGACTGGGTGGTTGGGCGGAGAACTGCGGGTGCGTGCGCCACGCCGGCGGCTGCCAACGCCGGCGCGCAGTCTTAACGACGCTTTATCTGCTGGCCTTCCTGATCAGAGAGGCGCGTGTCTGGCTCAGAGGCGGCGTGGCCTGCCGCTGCTAACATTTGGGCAAGCCGAAGCAGGATTGCCTTCTGCTCTTCATCGAGAGCGTTGAATGATGCCGCCAACTCTCCGTCCAAGCGATCCGAAGCGAAATCCATGCGGCGGCCGGTAAGGATATATACCGGGTCCACACCAATCTCTCCTAACTTCAGGAGATATGCGATCGTCGGTGGCGTTCCGCCGTTTTCATAGGCGACTTGGCTTGTGCGCGCCACACCGCCAGCGCGAGCGAAATCCGCCTGATTCAGGCCACAACGCGCCCTTTCAGAGCGGATGCGGTCAGCCCACGGCGAAGGCATGACCGGTATTCCGATCACTTGGCTTGACACTGAGCACAATTCCGATCATTCAAGTCGCACTTTGTCGCAATTCTGGTCAATCGCATATGCCAAGCGAGTCGATAAGCCTCCAAAATGGAAGTGGTCGCATGCGACGCACGCTCGATCCGCGAGCAGTGACCGCCCAGCGGCAACGGATGGTTAGGACGGGCATGTCGTATGCTGATCTGGCAAGGGAAATCGGTCATGTCGGCGACGAGAGCCTATTGCGGGATATCCTGACCGGTAGACGCGCATGCCTACGTGGAAAATCGCATGCGATCGCGACGAAGCTGGGACTGAAAACCGCGCCGCTGAATGTGATCGCCGACAATGATTGATCCGCCCATCGCCAAATCCACTACCCCCATCGGTCTACGCCGCCGGGGTGTTGTCGTCCTTTGCGATCCCGCAACCTTTCCGCAATTTCGTATCGCGCTGGCGGTTGCCCTCCGCCGGTCGACGGCCGCCCCCCACACGGCCGCGCTCTCCGGGTCTAATGGCGACCGAGCCCGGAGAGCGGAAATTCAGGCGCTTGCAGCATGACGAAGCTGCGCGCCCCGCTCACCGCCCAACTGGCTCTCACCCGTATCGCCGGCGCCCTCTCCTGGGAACGCTGTGGTGAAGTCACCGGCAGATCCGCTCGCACCGTGTTGGACTGGAGCGATCCCGATACCAGCGCCGGCACCTCGCTCGATGCCGCCATCCTTCTCGATCTCGAATATCACGCCGCCGGCGGCGAGGGCTTCCCGCTCTTCGAATGGTATGCGCTCAAGCTGCAGGTCGAACGTGCCGGCGCCGAAGCCTGCCGGCAGCAACTGCTGCAAGCCATCGGCCGCGCCGCAAAGGAAACCGGGGAGGCAACCGCCGCCAGCCTCGCCGCCGCATCCGCCGGCGCCAGCCAGGCAGACCTGATCCTCGCCGAGCGCGAGACGGAAGAATCGATCGCCGCCTTGACGCGAACCCTCTCCCAGCTGCGGGCATTGCGGCAGGGCGGGGAAGCGTCCGTCCCGGGGGGGAACCCTAGCTGATGCATTACGGACTCACCTGCCCGCACTGCCGCTCCACGGTTCGCGTGCGGTCCAGCCGGCCGATCACGCCAACCTATCGGCAGATGCACCTCGTCTGCTCGGATGAGACCTGCGGCGCCACCTTCGGCGCCGAGATCACCATCACCCATGCCCTTTCGCCCAGCGCACGGCCGGATCCCACCGTCCACCTGCGCCAGGCGGCTACCCGCCGCCGGCCGGCTCCGCCGGTCCCCGCTAATGATACGGACAGGCGGCTCGCCTGCGGGCCGGGCGCCCCGCCCTGCCCCACGGCCAAGCCCGCCAACGATGAGGATCTGAAGCAGACGGGCTGATCGCCCCGCCCGCCGGCAACCTCCCCGCTTTCACGACGCCGCCCCCGCCGAGCCTCCCGGCGGGAACGCCCTCTCTTTGTCTGAGGAACTGAGATGACTGATGCGTGCTGCCGCCCCGTTGAGCCGCAATCGCCGGCCACCCTGGGCGCCTATCTCAAGCGCCGGCGCGAAAGCGCGGGCCTCTCGATCGAGGATATCGCCACCATGTTCACGCTGCTCACCAGCGCGCGCGAATGGTGCGCCGAACAGCTCCGCTCGCTGGAGGAAGCGGCGGCCCCGCCCCAAAACTATCACACGTGGATCCACGGCCTCCGCGGCGCCTTCCCTTTCGATCTGGAGGTCGCCCGCCAGCTGGCGGAGCGCGATCCCGCCAATCCGGACCTACCCGTGCCCCAGCTCTGCCGCGTCTGCGCCTGCAGCTGGACGGATCCGTGCGTCGACGTTCACGGCGCCACCTGCGCCTGGGCGGAGCCCGATCTCTGCACCACCTGCGCCGCGGCCCGCGCGGAGGCGCCCGCGGCATGATGCATGATTCCATCCACACTATCAGTTGCCGCTGCGGTCGCTGCGATGCGCTCTGGCGTGAGGAGGTCCGGGGCGATGTCGCCGCGCTGATCCTCGGCGGCGCCCTCGGCACGCTGATCTGCGTCGTCCTCATCGTCGCCACCTGGTGGCGCCCGATCCTCACTTTCCTCGGCCTTCAGGGCTGAACCGGGAGACCATCACCTATGTCCGATATCGTCGCCGCCGAGCAGCTCCAGCTGTTCATCGAACGCATCGAGCGCCTTGAGGAAGAGAAGAAGGGCATCGCCGACGATGTCCGTGACGTCTACGCCGAGGCCAAGTCCACCGGATTCGACGTCAAGACGATGCGCGCCATCGTCCGCCTCCGGAAGATGGAGAAGAACGCCCGCGACGAGGCGGAGGCGCTGCTCGAAACCTACAAGACCGCGCTGGGTCTGGCGTGATGTCCGCTCCCAATCCCCTGCGCGACTATGTCGCGATCGCCGCCGGCGATCCGCCTCTCCTGGTGGACAAGGACAATCTCGGCTGGGTCGCGACCGCAGACGGCGCCACCGCGCACGGCTGGAACTTCTATCAGGGCCTCCGCCTCGCCCACTGGGTGATGCCCGAAGCGTGCGGCGTCGCGATCCACGTCCTCGGCGGCATCGAGGATGATCCCCGGTACGAAACCGATGGCCTGCTCTGCAATCTCTCGCGGCAGGGCCTGCAGGCGCTTATCCGCGACCTGCAGGCGATCGATGCCAGCCTTGGGGATGCCGGCCTGGAGGAAAGCGAATGA